CCTCGACGGGAACATGCTCCCGGTCCCGAATGCGCCGATCCCCGCGGATATCGCCGGCTACGCGATCACAGTCCAGAACGACATCGCAGAGGCCGGCCTCCTCGCGCCGTTCACTCGCGGCGAAGTGACGAAGTCAACGGCGACCGAGCAGCAGCTCCTCGCGAGCTACACCTCGAACGAGATCGGCCGCATGGCGCGGACCCGCGACGAAGCAATCTCCGCGCTCTCGATGACGTTCAACGTGATGCTCTCCGTCATCCTCGGCGACGAAGGCGAGCCCCTCGCGCTCCCGAACCCGGTCGGACCGACAATCCTCTCCGCGGACGACTTGACCGGCGACTTCGTCTATTACGCCGTCGACCCGGCCACGACGCCGCTGAACGACCTCGCGAAGCGGGCCGCGCTCGAGCGCTTGACGCCCCTCCTCCTTCAACTCGGCGTCGCCGGCGAGGACCTCCTCTCCGAAGTCGTCCGGACCTTCGGGCTCCCTGAGTCGTTCGCTCAACCTCTTCAGCGTGCTGGTTCTGCGGAAGAAGAAGGCGCAGGGAGCCCACCCCTTCCCCTGTCCCCCATGTTCGGAGCTTAGACATGCCTCTCGACTTCCCTTCCCGCGCGCCGGCCGACATGCCGCGCGAGCTCGCCGACCTGGCCGCGGACCGCGACGCGATGATCGACGAGCAGCTCGACGAGATGCTCCCCGACGCCGAGCGCCCGTACAACGTGAAGACCCTCGAAGCGCTCGCGAAGGCCGTCCAGCGGGTCGCGAAGCTCTTCGGCATCGCCGCGGAGCTCGAGCAGTACAGCGAGCCGAGCGTCCGGCTCGACGACGACCTCGCGCGCTTCCTCCTGATGATCGAGGCCGCGGCCGACGACTACGGGAAGGGCTTCCCGGTCAAGATGACCGAGCTCAAGGGCGACAAGGAGCTGACCCTGATCACCGCTCACCTCATGGAGCTCGCCGCTGACGAGGACTTCAAGCGCTTCCTCGAAGCCGACGAGGACGAAGGCGCCGGCGAGACCGAGGTCGAGATCGAGATCAAGCGCGACGGCGACGAGATGGAGCGCGAGGATTACGACTTCGGCGCTCGGATGCGCTGATGATCTCGCTCCGCTCCGCGATGAAGGCTCGCGCCGGTCTCGCCTCCTTGGCGAGCCGAGCGTCGAGCGTTCAGACGGAGCGGGCCGACCCCTTCCAGCGTTCCGGCCGAACGGGCATCCTGAAGGACGCGATCGAGTTTCGTCAGACGGTCGCGTTCTGGTACTCGAACGAGGACACGCCGAGGACCGGCCGGCGCATCGGCAACCCCCACGCGATCGTCCAGCGCGGTCGGCGCCGGTATCTGATTATGTGGACACTCCCGGGCTCGGCGTCGGCGACGCGCCGGCTCCCGGGCTGGCGAACGTTCATCCTTGAGCGGATCAAGTCGCCGAAGATTCAAGTCAACCGGGTGCGGATCGGGGGGCGTCTACAGCGCTTCACGCCCGCCCCGGGCTTCTCGCGGTTCCGAGAGGGCCGCTTCCTCGCTCGCATTTAGGAGGTTCAAATGAGCGATCATCAGTCAATTGCAGAGGCGGTCCTCGCCGAGGTCAACGCCAGCGCCGAGAGCGCGCCGGCCGTCGAGGAGGCGCCGGCCGTCGAGGCGGCGCCGGTCGAGGCCGTCGACGACCAGGCCGACGGGGGCGACGTCGAGCTCGAGGAGGCCGACGGGTCGCGCCGGCGCTTGTCCTGGTCGGAGGCGATGGAGCGGGTACCCCCGGACATCCGTCGCCTGATGCGGGACATGCAGGCCGACTACACGCGCAAGACTCAAGAGGTCGCCGAGCAGCGCCGCGAGGTCCTCCGCGAGCGTCAAGCGCTGCTCAAGGGCAAGGCCGCGCTCGCCGAGGACCGCGAGCTTCCCGAGTACGACCCCTTCGACGAGACCACGATTCAAGCGCGCATCGAGCGCGAGGTCGCGCGCCGGCTCCGCGAGGTCCTCGACCCGATGGAGAGCGAGTATCAGGCGATGCAGGCCGAGGACGCCTATCAGACCTTTCTCGTCGAGAACCCCGACTTTAAGACCGACCAGGCGCTCCGCGACCAGGTTCAGGCGATGCTCGAGGCAAACGAGAACCTCGACCTTGAGACCGCCTATTGGGCCGCGAAGGGGCGACGAGCGCGCGAGGCCGCGGCGACCGAGCGCGAGTCGGCGTCGGCGCGTCGGCGAGCTGCTCGCGAGGCCGCAATGACCGGGACTGGAGCGCCCCGTCGCGCCGGCGCTGCGGTCCGTCGTCCGCAGCGCGCCGAGCTCAAGAACATGAGCGCCGCCGACATCCTGAAGCTCGCGGAGAGCATGAACCGTCAAAGCTAAGGCTTTGCATAATCATGCGCGGGCCGGTATGGTTCATCCAACCGGAGCACCCTCTCGAGGACTCCGCGCGCTCTCGGCACTCCGTCTGTCGGAATACGCCCCTGCTACGCCAACTCAAACCGTAACTGACAGACGGAGAGCCCCCTATCATGGCAACTCAGTCCATTCTGTCGACTACGCTGCAGCTCCTTCGGGACAAGCTGGTCGACAACTCCTATCTCGCTCATCCCCTCTTCCGCGCCGTCGAGGAGCACGGGAACCTCGTCAAGGTCTCCGGCGGTCTCCGCGTCGAGCAGCCGGTCATCTTCGGCGATCACTCCTCGATCACCGAGCTGACCAACGGCTTCGAGCCCGTCTCGATGGCCGTGACCGACCCCTTCCAGAGCGCCAAGTTCGAGTACGCGAACTTCACTCAGCCGATCATCCTGTCGGCCGTTGAGAAGGCCGCGAACAAGGGCGACCTCGCCGTCGTGAACATCCTCGAGAGCAAGATGAAGAACGTCATGCTCTCCCTCAAGAAGGAAGTCTCGAAGCAGGTCATCAAGGGCGACTCCAGCGTCCTCGGCTCCCTCGAGACCCTGAACGGCATGGGGACCAGCGCCGTCGCCGTCGATACGACCGGCTGGTTCCAGAGCGCCGCCTTCGGCTCCCAGGCCACCAACACGGTCGGCGGGCTCTCGAAGTCCACCTACCAGGCTCAGAACTGGCAGAACCAGATCTTCGACAGCGCGGGCACCCTCGCGCTGAACCACATCGACGAGCTGATGATCAACTGCCAGATCTACCACCCCGCGGGCACCTTCCCCGACATCCTCCTGATGTCCCCGGCGATGTACGCGACCTTCATGGGCCTACAGCAGAACTCGGTGCAGTACATCAGCGCCGGCGACCGCGAGACCCTGGACAAGGACATGGTCGGCATGTGGCGGGGCGCTCGGATCTACGTCGAGCCCAACCTCGGCTTCGCCAACGCGGCCGGCGATGTCGTCTCCGCGTACGCCCTGAGCTCCGACATGTTCCAGCTCTACGCCGACACCGACGGCTTCTTCACTGTCTCCGACATGCTCCCGGTCCCCGGAACCGCCACCGAGGCGGCGATGGTGTTCAACCGGCTCCAGTTGGTCACGGGACATCTCGCCTCGCACGGCGTCATCATCAACGCGGAGAGCTAAGAAAATGGCGACCTCTACCCTGATTCAGTTCCTCGCGAGCGGCGAGCTGGGTGACACCAGCAACCGCCGCCAGGTCGAGACCTTCATCGCGAACGGCACGATCGCCGCGGGCGATTGGGTCCAGCTCGACACCGCCGCGACCGGCGCGGACCGCTGCCTCTACGTCATCGAGGCGACCGCCGCCTTCGCGACCGGCAACCCGCTCGTCGTGGGCGTCGCCCTCGCCGGCGCCGTCACCGGCGAGAACGTCCGCGTCGTCGTCGCCGGCTACGCCGAGGGCGCGTCCGTCGCGAACGCCGTCGCCGCGGCCGGTACCGCGCTCGTCGTCGACAACACCGCCGCTGGTCAGGCCGTCGCGCTCGCCGCGGCCGACGTCGCGCCGGCGTGCGGCGTCGCGCTCGAGGCGGCCGCCGCCAACCGCGCCGACGTCTGGGTCCTGAAGAACTTCTGATCTTCTGGGCTACTCGCCGACCAGGTCCTGAACCTTCTGACCAGGTCGGCGGGTAGTCCTTCGAGGAGGTAAGCGTGAATCTTGGCGAGCTCGTCGCGTTCTGCGGGAACCTCCTCGACTACGACCCTGTCAACGACCTCTACCGCGAGCAGCTCGTCGATCTACTGAACGACGTTCAGGCTCGCATCCTGACGGATCGTCACTGGTCATTCGCTCAGATCGACCGTCAGGTTCAGACGTACACCGACAAGACGATAGCGGTCGGTATGACGCTGAACAGCCCCGATGTCACCTCGGCGGCGCTGTTCGACTACTCGACGAGCGTCATCAAGCCGGGCTCGTCGCTCGAGCTTGGCGAGCTCGAAGTCACCCTCGCGAGCGGCGAGGTTCAGAAGTACCGGGTCTCATGGGTCGAGAGCGCGAGCCTGCTCCACCTTGACCGGAACTTCGAAGGGCCGACCGGCCCCTATACGGCGACGATCCGTCAACGCGACGTGTTCCTCCCGGTCGACACGGCCGCGGTGATGAACGTCGGCGACCCGACGACGGGCATCCCAACCAAGGCGATCTACCTCTCCCGATGGGAGCGCGACGACACCAACCTCGACCCGTCGCTCCTCGGGACGATTGAGGCCTACCTTCCTGGCGAGGGGCTACAGGTTCCGGCGCCGCGGACCTCGACCGGGGTCGCGACCGTCGCCGGCGTCGGTCAAGGCGTGCGGACGATCAACGTCTACCAGGTCAATGTCCGCGCCCCGATCGGGCCGAGCTACGACGACTACAGGAAGGACGCCTCTCAGGGTCTGGAGAGCGCGCTCTCGAAGGTCGCGACGTACTCCCTGACAGCGCTGCAGACCCT